GACGGCGTATCACATCCGTAAGATTTCCACTTGGCCGGCAATGTTCTTTCCCGCTATTGGCGGCATCGCTGGTGAATGGGAGTGTATCCCGGCCGAAACGGACTGGGGCCGCAAACGCGTGATCCACGTTTACTCCCCGGACCGGGTCGACCAGACGCGCGGCAAGCCGTTGCTCGCTCCGGTGCTCGAACAGTTCCGGATGCTCGATAGCTACCAGCGGGCGGAACTGCAATCGGCCATCGTGAATGCGCTGGTGGCGGGCATCATCGAGACGCCGCTCGATCCTTCGACGTTGGCGGAAATGGTAGGCGGAGACGCCAACGGCTATCTGGCGGCCAAGAACGAGTACCGCGTGCAGCTCGAAGGCGGCACCTTCATTCCGCTCTACCCCGGCGATAAGATGGTGCCCTTCGCACCGGACCGCCCGGCGCCGCAGTTCGCGGCGTTCTCGGAATTCGTATTGCGCCAGATCGGTCTTTCGATGGGCCTGCCCTACGAGCAGGTGATGAAAGATTACTCGAAAACGAATTATTCGAGTGCGAGAGCCGCGTTACTGGAAAGCTGGCGCTACTTCACGACACGCCGTTCCTGGCTCAATACCTATTGGGCGCAGCCGGTCTATAATCTCTGGTTCGAAGAAGCCGTAAATGAGGGTCTGATCGAGGCTCCCGACTTCTACGCGAAGCAGGCGCTCTACACACGCGCCAAGTGGATTGGGCCAGGCCGGGGTTGGATCGACCCGGTGAAAGAAGCCGAAGCCGCGCAGGTGCGCATCGCCACCGGGATTTCGACGCTGGAGATCGAATGCGCCGAACAGGGCCTCGACTATAACGACATCATCGACCAGCGGCAGATCGAAAAGAAGCGTCTGCAGGAAGCGGGTTTGTGGCAGGAACCGACCACGCCGCCCAAGTCGCCGGGGTTCCCGGCAGAACCGGAAGTAACGCCGCTGCGGGAGGCGGTCTAACACGATGCCCGATCAAATGCCTTTAGCTATGGAAGTATTTAGCGACAGACCGTGGGCCATCACACCCGACGCCATGGAGAAAATGTGCCGCGTGGCGGAACACCCCGACTTCGACGCCGCCCTGCGTCTTAGCGCTTCCGCAACGGACGGCGGCGGGGCGCAGAACTCTGGCGGGATAGCCGTGGTGGACATCCGGGGCGCGCTTTTCCGCTACCGCTCGATCTGGACCTGGCTGCTGGGTGGCACTTCGGTGGAGGATATCTCTGGCGGCCTCCAGTCTGCCCTCGACGATCCCATGGTGCGGTCCATCGTGCTTTCGATCAATTCTCCGGGCGGCCAGATCGACGGCATCAACGAATTGGCGAACTCCATCCGGGCCGCCAACTCCGTGAAACCAGTGACAGCCTACATCGGCGGCTTGGGAGCTTCCGGCGCATACTGGCTGGCGGCGGCAGCCGGCAAGATCGTAGCCGACGAAACCGCGCAGCTCGGTTCGATAGGGGTTCTGGCCACCGTGATAGATAGTTCGGCGGCCGACCAGAAGTCCGGCGTGAAACGTTACGATGTGGTTTCCTCGCAAAGCCCGCTGAAACGCACGGATCCGGGGACGGATGAGGGCCGGGCGCACCTGCAGTCGATGGTGGATGCCATGGCGCAGGTATTCATCGGCAAGGTGGCGCAATTTCGCGGCACCACTCCCGCCAGGGTCGAGAGCGATTTCGGCAAGGGCGCTGTGATGATGGCTCCCGCGGCGGTCGCTGCGGGCATGGCCGACGAGATGGGGTCGCTGCAGGGCGTCCTGCAGGGCGGCGACCGCGCCGGTATGCCCATACGGCAGATTCGGGATAAGCCGGGAATGCGGGTCGCCGCTGATACCGAAGATGATCCTTTCGACGAGGAAGAGCTGGAAGAGGAAACCGAGGATAAGGAGATCAACAACGAGCAGGATTGCGTGCCTCCTCCGAACCTCAATACGGGATCCTCGAAGGACGGCGAGAAAGAGGACGAACAGGGAGATGAGGGCGGCGAAGTAGAGGGCGATGACGATGAAGACGACGATGAAGACGACGATGAGCAAAGGGAACGGGCAGCCGGTCCCGGAGCAGAAGGAGAAGGTGACGACGTGCTAACGCCAACGGAAGATCGGCAGCGGATCGCTGCAATTTTGACCAGCGAGGAAGCCAAGGGCCGGGAAGAGTTGGCCCGTGCGCTGGCCCTTGAAACCAATCACAGTCCCGAGGTCGCAAAGAAGCTGCTCCTGGCCGCTCCCGTGGCCAAGGCCAGCAGCAACGGATTCCAGGCCCGCATGAACAACGTGCCCAATCCGCAGGTGGGTGTTCCCGGCGAGGAACACGACAATGCCAGTCCCGCCGCCGAGGCCCAGCGCATCCTGGCATTCGTGCCCAAGGACCGCAAGCACGTCCACGTTCAGTAACGAAAGGAGAACGAACACATGGGAACCACACCTTCCACGCGGCCGATTTCGACCGCCACCTTTACGGCCAACACCTTCACTTTCGACCCGCTTCTGGCGGGCGAATGCATTTCGCAAAGCGCTCTGATCGGAGGAGCCGCCGCACTTACGCGCGGGACGGTGTTATTCGGTCCAGCCGTTGGCACACCGATCACCGGCACGACGGTGCTTACGCCAGTCTTCAGCACTGGCGAGGTGGCCCGCTGCATTCTGGCCGCCGACATCGACGTTACAGCCGGGAACCTCACCGGGCTTGTTTACACCCAGGGCAAGTTCCTCGATACCGCCATGATCTTCACCTCGCAAGGTGCGGCTCTCGATGTGGCGCAACTCTGGGACACCGGCATTTACGTTCTCACCGTCGAACAGCGTTCGGGCTTGCTGGTTCCCATGACAGGGTTGCCAGCGACCGGCGGTCCGCTGCCGCAGGTGGTCGAAGAGAAGAAGAACTCCGAACACTCGACATCGCAGGAGGAGAAGAGCACGGAGCACGGGGCATCGCATAGCGTTGCCAAGCCTCCGGTTCCAAATCCCACCAAGCGTTAACAGGTCCCGCAAGCGCGGCGCGCCGACCCCTGGCACGGGCGGTGCGCCGCATGTCGTCCACACCGTAACCCAGTTGAATGGAGTTCCGCCAAATGGCTGATGTCTTTAGTACGGACGTATTGACTGCCGTTCTCCAGAGCTTACTGGGCAACCCACAGTTTTTGCTGGACCGGTATTTCGGGATCACGCAAGCCGAATCGAGCGAGCAGATTCACTTCGACGTAATCCAGGGTAAGCGGCGCGTTGCGCCCTTTGTCTCGCCGCTGGTGGAGGGCCAGGTGGTGGCATCGCAGGGCTTTGTCACCAACACCTTCACACCGGCCTACATCAAGGATAAGCGCGTGTTCGATATGAACCGCCCGCTAAAACGTATGGCGGGTGAGCAGATCGGAGGCACCATGTCGCCGGCTGACCGCGTGCGGGCGCTCATCGCGTTCGATATGCAGGATCAGTTGACGATTCTCCGGCGCAGGCTGGAGGTCATGTGCGGGGAGGTGCTGACCACAGGCAAATCCACCATCAAGGGCGATAAGTACCCCACGGTGGTTGTGGATTTCCAGCGCTCCGCCACACACACCGTTACAGCCAATCCTCTATGGAGCGGGGGCACCGCCAAGATCCTGGACAACTTGCAGGACTGGGCGCAAATCTGTCTGGAAGATACCGGTGTCTTTCCTAATGACGTCATCATGACCGTGGATGTCTGGAAGTACTTCCGCGCCGATGCCAACATCCTGCAGGTCTTGAACGTCTTTCGGCGTTATACCGATCTGCCGTCGATGCAGCCCACCGCGCAGGTCACCGAGGGCGGCGTGCAGATGGGTTCGATTGAGGGTTTCAATATTTTCGTCTACAGCGGCTGGTATGTGGATCCGGCGACTGGCGTCGAGCAGCCCATTCTGCCAGCCGGAACCGTGCTGATGTGTTCGCCGCAACTGGAAGGCGTGCAGGCATACGGCGCGATCCGCGACGAGGAGATCGGCCTGCAGCCGGTTCCATATTACGTGAAAAGTTGGATTCAGTACGATCCGAGCGTGCGGTATGTGATGCTGCAGTCCGCGCCTCTGATGGTGCCGTTCCGGCCCAACGCTTCGCTTATGGCGAAGGTGGCGTAACAGATTCCGCGTGCCAGCGGAATGCGCGGTGTGCGCCTCTGGATCGTACTGGGGGTTTAGGGGCGCAGGCGCAGCCAGGGCACCCGCTCATCATGGCGACCACACCCAACAATCCGTTTATCGACGCCTATCTGCCGGGAATGTTCTGGCCTGCCCAGATAGCGACGTTCGGTATCCAGGTGTCGTATCTGCCGCAAGGGGACGCGTGGCAACTGGTTCTCATCTCGGTGCTCTGGAAAGAGGGCGCGTCGGATGAGGAAGTCTCTCCCGGCCGCTACAGCCACATGGACATCCGCAACGCCGATCTCGTGGTGCCTCCGGCGCAGGGCGACATGGTTCAGAAAGGCGCGAAACAGTATCAGGTAGTGCGCATCGCGGCGTTGGCCGTGGGCTTCTCGGTGATCGTGGTGCAGGAAGCGGGGCCGGTGCTCTGATGGCTGGACCCACACTCAATATCAAGGTCACGAAGACCGGGCGTGTGCGCGGTCCAAACCTCAGCAACCCCAGCCTGCGCATCATTGGCGACAAGATGGTCGCGGAACAGAAGGCCCGCTGGTCCCGTTCCTACAACGCTTCGGGAATGCCCGCCAAGAAGTTGAGCATCAAGTACGCCATCATCAAACAGAAGTACACGCACAAGCGCGCCGTCCGCGACATGGTAATGACCGGAGCCACGCTGGCGAACTTCACGCTGCGCAAGGCGGCTGAAGGGCGCATACGGGCGGAGAACACGACGCGCCTGCAGCGCAAGAGCGCACTGCGCGCGAATCTCTATGACCAGATGATCGGCTTTGCTCTCACCGACACCAAGGTGGTTTTCGATGAAGCCACGGTGCAATTCGGGATCTATGCCGGTACGGCGTGGATTCCCATGGACGGCACAAAAGGAAGGCCACGCTCGTGATTGCGCTCGGCAGTCTCGTAAACGCCATGGCCTCGACCCTGAGCGGCATCCCGGAGATCGTGGCTATTCTGGCTCCGGTCGACCCGGTCGTGGCATACATCGATCTAAATCCCACGGCCAACTCCGTCGACAAGGCCATCTACCAGATGCAGCCGGGGCAAGTGCTCGTGATCTATCGCGGCAGCGATCTGACCGAAGGCGAGATGAGTAAGTGGTCGCACGCGGTAGAGATTTGCCTGCGGTCGCTGCCCGGTGCTTCGGATCTCGATCTGATCGACGCCATCATGGCGGGCGTGCCCAATCCCGGCGACGGGATGGTCTGGCGGAACTGTCCGATTCTGCCGGGTCTATTGCCGACCACGGTTACGAGGATTTCCCGGACTACCGACACCGAGGGCGTGGATTACATGCTCATCGAAACCACAACCGCCGAAACAGGAGATTGGCCGAACCCGTAAACGAGGAGAATTTTTATTATGTCCACTGCAATATTGGAACCGCCCACGTCCCGCGTCCCACCGGGAGCCGCGAAAGCCGTCACATCCTGCCCGGCGAACGTTCAAGAGACGCGCATTGCCTTCGGGTACGCGCCGCAGACGGATGTGGCCACCGCCAACCTCATCGCCCAGATGTGGAGTTTAACCAAGGTGAACCCCGCGGTGTCGGTGGTAAACCCGGTCAATGAAACCAACGCTCTCGACATCGGCAAGGGCAACGAGTTTCCCAGCCAGGTCTTTCCGTCCTACCAGGACGCCAGCGTAGCTCTGGAGAAGTACGCTTCCAGCGAATTTCTGGCCTGGCTATTCTGTTTCACGACGGGCAAAGCCACGAAAACCGTTACAGGCACCACCGGCTACACTTACGCGGCCGTCCCCAATGACCCGGCTGTGGACTGTATCAATCTGCCGACGTTCTCCTGGGACGAGCAGATCCGGGCGTCTCCGAACTCTGTGATCGATCGGATGCTGGTGGGTTGCGTGGTCGGAGACTGGACTCTCTCGATGCAGTCGGGACCCGGCCGCGCCAATTGCCGGGTGAGCTGCACGCTTCCTGGAGCCGGCCTCGTGCAGATTCCCGGCCTGAGCCCGCTCCCGGCCATAACGCCGGAACATTTCCTCAACGCGGCGGGCGCGACAATCACGATCAACAGCGTGGACTACGTGCTCTCCCAATCCTTCATTTCCCTGGAGTTCCGGTGGAACAACAACGTGCGGCTCGATACCGGGCTCTATCCGGGATCCGGCACGCAGAACGGCTATGCCATCCGTGGGCGCATGGAGTACGGTATCCGCGAAATGATGTTCTCCTTCGTGGCCCGTGCGCAGAAGGGATCGACCGAGTACAACAATCTGATCAACGGCACGGAGGGCACGGCCACGATTGGCGTGCAGGGCGCGCTGATCGCGGGCACCGCTTACCATAACTTTCAAATCTCCATGCCGCGCGTCAGAATGCAGAGCGTTGTGAACGCCGATGACAATAACATCGTTACCGTGCAGTGCGGCGTAACACTATTGCAACCTACCGATGGAGTGACGCCCATCATCACCATGTCGGCCACCTGCGAGCAGGACGGCATTCTCGGGCTCTAATTTATGTTCAGCACAGACACCAATTTCACCACTCCCGTTCGCGTGGCAGGCGTAGGATTGACGGACATTACCGTGCGCTGGCCGACTGATGAAGAATGGAGCATCCACCGGAAGCGGCGGAAGATCTTTCAGGTGCAGCTCGGCCGGGGCCAGCACGAAACGCAGATCGACACTGCAGAAGCCGACGCCAAGCTCTACGAAGCGATCAAGGTAAACGGCGCGCCACCTCTCGCTCAGGCTGAAGCCACCCAGGTTATCGACCGGATCGGGCTGTGCGAGGTGTCCGACGTTCAACTGGGAGCCGAAACCGCCGAGGTCTTTCTGACGACCCCGATGGGACCGACGACCCATTCCGTTCGCATCCCGACGGCGGAAGAAGTACGCACGCTGCAGCGGTCCACGCGTTTGATCATGCTGCCTTACAACCGCCAGGAGATCCGCACCAATCTGGACGCCGCGGCAACTCTCTGGGATAAGTGCGGCGGCAAGGGCGAAGCCTATGAAGGGCCGGTGCCAGCCGTGCACAAGGACGCCGCCATTCGGGCCGTGATTTCGGCTATCGAACAAGAGGCGATGCCGAAGTATGATGAGTCAAATTTTTAGAGGGCGGCGGCTGGCCGGAGTATCCGTCGCCGCGCTTTATCTTTCACCGGCTCTTGCGGCGCGGCGATTTATGTCCCGGACCCGGCGAATGCGGCACTGTACTGATGACCGACCCTTTCGCGACCAACGATTCCCCGCGTTGCGACGAATGCCCCTCGCAGTTGCTCGACGATCATTTGCAGTCGCCCGCAGGGCAGTTGATCGCGCAAACCATCGATCTCGATTTTGCACTACAGGCGGGTGTTACGGTCGGGCTGGCTGAGATCCCGTACCCGGAATTTTTGTTGCTGCGCTTATTGACCGAGGAACGCAACCGATTCACAACGGAGTCGATGAAGACCACGCATCATGGCCGCTAACAACATCTACATCCAGGTCGATCTCTCCAGCCAGACGGCGCAGCAGAACATCAACCAACTCAATCAGGCCATCGCGGCGACGGGTCCCACGGCGCAGAAGGCGTCCGCGCAGGCCACGGCGGGATTCGGTCAAGTTAACGTTGCGGTGAATCAGACCATCCGGGCTTTCGGAGAGTTAACCAACGCGCTGGCGGGTCTGGGGATCGCGCGCATCATCGAATCAATCATCAAGGTGGGCTCCGAGATGGGCCGCGCTCAGATGATGATGGTGGAATTTACCGACAGCGCGGAAGAAGCCCGCAAGGTGATGGAAGAGATCCGCACGGTGGCTTCGCAGAGCATCTTCAACTACAAAGATCTGCAGGAGATGGCCCGTTCTCTGGCCGGATTCAACTTCGAAGCGAAGGACATTCCCGCGACGCTCAAGATCATCACCGATCAGGTCACCGCGATGGGCGGGACCATCGGTAACGTTGGCACCATCGTGCGGCTGTTCGGACGCATCATGAACAAGGAATTTTTGACCGCTGAAGACCTGATGCGCGCGCTGCCCAAACAAGGCGTGCAGGTGATGGAATCTCTGCGGCAAGCTATGACGGCCCAGCTTCAGCGGCCCGTGGCTACCGACGAGATCCGCAAGTGGCTCAAAGAGGGTGTGATGTCGGGGCCGGAAACGATTGCCATCATGCTCAAGGCCATGAAGGAGCAGACGGGCGGCGCGGGCGCGGCCATTTCCGACGCGGCCAAAATGCTGAAGAACCTGGGCGATGCCTTCGACGTGCTGCGTCAAAAGATGGCCAGCGACCAGGGGTTCGGCAGGGCGTTCACTAAGTTGGGCGAAGAGGTAGTGGCGGTCTTAAAGATACTGGCCGCCTTTGCTCAGTGGCTGATGGACCTTCCGGAGCCGGTTAAGGAAGTAATCGTGAATGTGGCTGCGTTGACTCTGGCGTTTGGCGCATTCAATGTGGCGCTGTCGGTGATGACCGGCCTTGTCGGCCCGGCGATCACCGTTCTAAAGTCCCTCTTCGGCCTGTTCGCGCTGGCGAGCCCGGAGATCCTGGCGGTAGTGGCTGGCATCGCGGGAATTGGCGTGATCCTCGCGGATCGATTCCCCGATCAGGCCAAGAAGCTGAAGGACTCGGCGGCAGGCTGGGGCACGCAAGTCTGGGAGACGATGAAGACGACAATCTCCGGGCTCGCGGAGAAAAGTGGTCTCTTCCCATCCGGCACAAAGGTTCCCGAGTTGTCAATGGGAACCGGCAAGCCCGGCCAGGAAAACCTCAAAGACAAACTGGATGACGTGCAGGCGCAGGTAGACGAATGGAGTCTCGCGGCCAGTAAGACGCTACTGCTGGCGCTCAGTTCTCCCGTTGAAGCGGTGGCCTTCAAATACAAGGAACTCT